ATCCTGATTATCAGAAGGAAGTCACAGAAGAAACTCTAGGGCAAATCTGGGAGGCAGATGATGAAGATGACCTCGTAGAAGAGATCACCGCTGCTACTGGTTGGTGCATCAATTCCATTGATTATCGTATCATTCTGAACTGAAACCATGAACCGTTCTGAACTTCAAGATACACTCATTCAGCAGATGTTGGATGATATGGATCTCAAGACAATGACCCAACTCTGTTATGATTATCTGGATGAGGGTTATGCAAAGTATTCTGACGAAGAATTGATCAGTGAGTGTGAAGAATACTACCCCCACATCCTAGAGGGGTGACACTCTGAGAACTGGCACAGAACCCCTAGACACCCTTCGGATTCTCTGCCATACTGATCACATCAGCGGGGGTGAAGCATCCCGCTCAAAACACTTCACTCAAACCTTACCCACTTTTTTGATCATGCAATTCAACGTTCAATCTTCCGCTGTGAAAGGTCTCCGTACCGAGGGCGATCAAGTGTTCATCACCTTCCCCAATGGTCGTGAGTACACCTACAATGCAACCGATGTTGCTAAGTTCACTAACGCTGTGACTGAGGCAATTTCGAAGCAAGATAGCATCGGCAGTCTCGTGAATCGTGCTATTCGTTCTAACCAACTCACGATCGTCTGAAATCTCGACGAGACGCGGGGGAGTTATCTCCCCCTTTTCACAACATAACATTCAGATCATGACAAAAGATCTTCTGATTTCACAACTCCGTCAAGGCTCGAATGGTTCAGAAATCCTCCAGATTCTTGAGGTTATCTCTACTGGGATGGATTCTTCTGACATTAACAATGAACCCACACTTGAAGAAATCGAATTCTGATGATCACACTTACTCCAATCTCCAGCAAAGCAAAGAATCGCCTCGCGAACATTCTTAACAACAATCCCCTGGTGATTGTTGAGCAAGTGAAAGGATCTCGTCTCTTTTGTGTGAACGCAGATCGTTCCTGGTGTGCATGGATTGATTCTATCAACGATCCTAACTGGAAAGTTGCACTGTAACGCTTTGTGAACCCAGGGGGATCTCCGATCCCCCTTTGGTGCTATGATTCCCTCAGTTCACACCTGAACCATGATTCTCACCCCCTGCAGCGATCTCAAGACCCGTGAAACCATGTGGGTCGCCCGCAAGACCGAAACCGCTCCCCAGTACGCTCCCGTAGAGTCCTGGTGGGTCGCTGGTCTGTATGCTGACAAGTTTGCTACTGATCACGTCCCTGTGACATTCTCCTAAGTGGCACAAGCGGGGGGTTCTGCCCCCCATCCGACCCTGTAGGATTCTCTCAGTTCACACCTGAACCCCATGTTCATCTCCTGGTCTGTCGCTCCGATCAACGCCCCTCAGGATGAAGAATTCTTCACCAGTGAGGATCATGCCGTTGATGTTGCCTACAGCTGGTCTGCAGAGGAAAGCGGACGCCCTATGATCGTGAAGCGTAACGGAATGTTATGGATGGAGGTCACTGCCTGAAGTGGCACAAGGGGACTCGAAAGGGTCCCCACCCACCCTGTAGAATTCCCTCAGTTCACACCTGAACCCGCAATGCTGAACACCATCATCCGCACTGCTGTCCGCTCTACCCTGATTCAGTATGGTCCCCACACCTGCAGTGACCTGGTACGTGAGCTGGGACTCGATCCCCGCCGTCACAAGGGAACCATCCATGCTATCATGGTGGACATGGAGCGAGAGGGGATTCTCGGTGCTACCCGAACCGAGAATGGCAAGCGGGACCTATGGTTCGCCATGTTCTCCCGCGTCCGCAAGCGTGACCGCTTGATCGCTGCCCTGATTGCCTGATTCTCACGGGGGGATTAACCTCCCCCCTATTCTTCACCTGATCATGAAGCTTTTCATTGCACAGACAATCTTCATCATGGGGATTGCGATTCCGTTTGCACAAGCTGCATCTGGAACTGTAGACAACTGGCTACAGTCTGAAGGTGTAGAGATCTGTCACCGTGAAGGTGGAACACCTGAAACGTGTGGCGACCTTCCATTAGATTAAACACCATGGCTTTAGGATTCACGATTCGCTATCTGTCACCCTATTCTCAAGAGTGGCGCACACAAAGCTTCACCACCAGAGATGAAGCTGAAAGAATGATAGCTTTCTATCGTTCTTGTGGATCACCTGCTGAGATGGTGTGACGGTCTAAAAGGTGGCACAAGGGGACTCGCAATGGTCCCCCCAGCCCCTATAATTAAAGAGTCAACAGGGAACCGACCCATGCTGAACTTCTCAAAGGGCAACGCCAAACTTGGCACTCACACCCTGATCTTCAACCTGCCCGCTGGCAAGACCTGCCCCGGTGCAATGTTCTGCAAAAGCTTCGCTGCTGTTGATTCTAACGGCAAGCGCAAGATTGTTGATGGTGCTCACACCGAATTCCGTTGTTTCGCTGCATCCTCTGAGGTGCAATACGATGCGGTTTTTGAGAATCGCGCCAACAATCTACAACTGATTGTTGATGCTCTCAAGACTGATTCTGCCGCTGATCTTATCAACGACAGCATTCAAGCTTCCCGCACTCGTAAGACTCAACTGGTTCGCATTCATGAGTCGGGCGACTTCTTTAACCTCGCTTATCTGAATGCCTGGATTGAAGTTGCAAAGCGCAATCCTGACCTGAAGTGCTACTGCTACTCTAAGAGTCTGGAGTTCTTCATGGCAAAAGCTTTGCCCGCTAACTTCTACCTGACTGCATCTTATGGTGGCAAGTTTGATTACCTTATTGATGAGGGATTCTTCACTCGCTACTCTAAAGTCTTCATGACTGAGGATGATGCAAACGCTGCAGGTTTAGAAGTCGATCACGATGATTCTCACTGTTTCGGTGACAAACCCTTTGCACTGTTAGTGCATGGAACTCAACCGAAAGGTAGTGAGTGGGGCAAGGCAATCCGCCAGCGTAGGAAGAACAAACAGTTCTCAGGTTACAGTAAAGTGACGGTCTGACAAGTGGCACACAGGACCCCTTACGGGGTCCTTCTGTGACCCATAATAGCTGCAAGCGGGACACACACCCGCACCGCTCTAAGATCATGACCTTTGATTCTTATGTCTGCGATCCTCAGCTTGATGAGGAATACATTCCTACCGATGAGGATTGGCAGGCAGTTTATGATGATGATCAGGAACTTGAAATGTACTCTTTAGAGTGTGCATTCGGTCCTGAAGAATGATACAAATAGGGGGAGAATCCCTCCCCCTTTCTTATCACGAACGCATCGGTGGACAGCCATTCGTTCGGCACATTCGTGATCAGCAGTTCTTATGGGGGTGATTAGCGTTCCTTATGGGCGCCCTGCGGTTAAAAACGTCTAACTACCCTAACCTACAGAGGTGACAATTCGACCTCTAAATATCACACTCATAAAAATTTTCCGGAGTACAAAAGATGCCACAAAAACGCAAAGGAACCTGTCATGGATGGGGAGTTTTCGGAGGAAAGCATAAGAAAGATAAGAGATGTGCGACGGGAATTTTTAGAAGTCCTGCACAGAAGAAAGCGTCATCAAAGAGAAAGAAAAAATGAGACCTCTAAGAAACATTCCGTATTCCTCAATGAGATCTCAGAGACCCTATTGGAATTTCTGGAAGGTTGTTTTTGCGGGATGGTTAATACGCTATCCTAAGATATTCTTTGTGCCCCTGGGGTTTATTTTAGTGATGATATATAGTGCGGTGACGAAATAAAAAGAATGCAAAAAAATTCCGGAGAAAAAATTTATCACATATATGCTTGTGGAAAGTGTATCTACCATTCTCTCAGGGAGGAAGAGTTTGATCATACATGGACTGCACTGAATCGTCTGGCAGAACTTCTGACAGAAAATGCAGAATTATCGTATGAGGAAGTCTTAGTTAATCGGAGAGTAGCCTTAGAATCGTCACATTGACAAATTATAAATAGCACGATAAAATTGATCTGAAACTTATTAAAGTTATGGCAAAAGGATTTACAGTCAAAGCAAAAGCACCTGCACCAAAGGAACAGGAGTGGGACTACGAAGCAATCAAAGAGCGAATGAGGGGCAAATCAATTGTCTTTTGTTTACCTGGGAGGGGATGCTCATTTATTTTTCTAAAGGCATTTGTACAACTGTGTTTTGATTTAGTACAAAATCAGATGAGTATTCAAATCTCACAAGATTATTCATCGATGGTAAACTTTGCACGTTGTAAGTGTCTTGGAGCAAATGTTCTTCGTGGACCTAATCAGGTTCCATGGGATGGTAAACTTGAATATGATTATCAACTATGGATTGATAGTGACATTGTTTTTGATACCAATAAGTTCTGGCAACTTTGTGATCTTGCACTTTCTGAGGAAGGTGAGGAGAAAGAGATTGTTGCTGGATGGTATGCTACAGAGGATGGTCATACAACTTCAGTAGCACATTGGTTAGATGAGGATGACTTCCGTAATAATGGTGGAGTTATGAATCATGAAACTGTTGAAACTATCAGTAAGCGTCGTAAACCATTTACAGTAGACTATACTGGTTTTGGATGGGTTATGATTAAGAATGGTGTATTTGAGAATCTTGAATATCCTTGGTTTGCACCGAAGATGCAAGTTTTTGAATCTGGTGCAGTTCAGGATATGTGTGGAGAGGATGTTTCTTTCTGTCTTGATGCAAAGGAAGCAGGGTTTGAAATTTGGTGTGATCCTCGCGTTCGCGTAGGACACGAAAAGACACGTATTATTTGATTTTAGGAGAACATTATGGCAAAGCGCCCTTCGCTTAACGGCGATAAAATTGAATCCAAACCCAAATCTACTCGACAGGGACTTGGGAAGCACACAAAATATGCCGCAACCTCTCGAAATGGTGCTCGTAAAAAGTATAGAGGCCAGGGGAAATAATCTTATGAACTCGGAGAAATCCGAGTTTTTTTTGTCCTTATAAATCCTTATGGGCGTTTTACTCTCTTATAGGACCCGGTAACTCTCTTATGAGTCTGGAAAAAGATATTCTAGAATGGATCGAAAACGTATCGGAGATACGACCAGAACTGGGCGGATTTGCAATTTGTCCCTTTGCGAAAAAATCAAAATATAAGATTGTGGACTGTTCTGTGAATGATATCAGTCCAGATGATGGATATGATGTAATTATTTTTTCAGTTGAAATGGATTTAACACTTGATCAAATTAATGATTGGGTATCAATATACAATAATAAGTACCCCGAGTGGAAATTTTTTGAGGATTGTGCTGCTTATGATACGTTTATATCGGGAATTAAATCAAATAATGGAAAATATAATCTAATTTTAGGGCAACCAAAGGCGAAATTACGAAAATTTCGCGAAATTTTAGCAAAAACCAATTATTACGACTACTGGAATAACGATTATTTAAAAGAAATTTTAGAAGACGACTTTGATATACTTGAATAGGGATAGAAACCCCTTTAAAAGTTCTGATTGTAACAAATCAGGAGAAAAAAATGACCAAAAAAGTCGATAAAAATGAAAATTACATGAAAATTAATTGGGGAACACGGTATTTGTCCTCAGAATATGGTTGGGAATCTAAAA